AAAGTATACTCATCGTTTTGGCATTTGTTACTAGCTTTTTGCAAGCACAAGAAAAGTTTAATTATAATACTGAAGGACTAACTCCTAAGTATTTAGTTGTGGAAGTTGATTCTGTTTCAAAGAGCGAACTTTATAAAAGAGCTATTAATTGGATTAAGGAAAACTATGAAAATCCAGATGAAGTTATTAAAACTTCTATAGATGACAAAATGATTCGTTTTACTGGTGTACAACTTCAAGGATTTTACAGAACTACATTAGTAGGTAAGGCATACCATCATGTGCGTTACACCATTAGTATTTCATTTAAAGAAGGTAGGTATAAATTAGAACCGATATCTATTGAAGATAAATATGAAGATGGTGGATATTGGCTAGAAGTTGACTTAAATAATTCGAAAAAATACTTTAGGAAAAATGGAAAAGCAAGAGGAGAATACAAATTTTATCCCTTGTTAATTGGAAAACTACTTAATGACATGAACCAAAGTATATACGAATATTTAAAGACTGGCGGACAATCAAAAGACAGCGATGAAGATGATTGGTAGTTAAGTATTCCCTTTCATTTGCTCCTTTAACCTTTTACATCTTTCAATAGTAATTTCTATTGGGTATTTGTACATTGGTTTTACTTCTATGAGTTCAAATTTCTGTGTCTCTGGATGATAATCAAAAATGACAACTTCGCGATTTATAGTCTTGTATGAATTGCTAAAATTTTTCTCCAAATGAAACTTGAAGCTATCCATGATAGGTTTATGATATTCTTCGGTAAAGAAGATATCTGCAGTGGGATTTATAACAATATCTAATGCCATGCTTCAAAATTAAATTTCTTCACAATTTCACCACACACTTTTTACTAAGATATTCCTATAGTTGCAGTAATACAGTTATAGTTGTTAAACATAGTTAAACTCGTTTTAATAGATAATATCTATATTGCATTTATATCATTTGTAAATGCCAGTAAAAAGAAAAATACCTGTTTCGAAGCACATCAAAAAGTTTTTGGAATATTACTTTCCGCATCCATATACTTATAAACCTACTGACTTTATAGGAGCGCTTATTGCTGGAGTACTTAAGAAAGGATATCGCGTCCGTGTAAAAAAGAAAGCCGAAGCAGAATTTACCATTATATTGAAAGACAACGATGTTGATCGACTTGGTAAGTTTGCTGAGTGGGAAGATTGTTTGAATTTTAATAAAGCAATTCATTCCATCTTTTTAACGGTTGTGTATACTCACATGGATATTAGTCGCAAACTTGATATAGAGAAATCTAAAGTGGCCATGATCCAACTTTTGGAAGAAATGGGTATTACGGAAGACGATATTAATTTTGAAAGCTTGTATAGAGAGTATGGCAGAAAGAAGAAATATCCTAAAACTACGAGTGAAAATATTGTGAATCATTTAACTAAAAAAACTATGGTCAAATTGTCCTCTGAAAATGGTCAAATTGTCCTTTAATTTTTAAGCTATGGAAATTTGTAATCAATCAGAGTTTTTAAAAAGAATCAAAAAGGTACATTTATTATTGCCTAGTGATATCATTTATTCGATTGCCGAAGTTTTGAATAATACTTCCATAGGAATTACTACTTCAGAAAACACATTGACCGTAAAAGTACTTCCCGAAAATGTCAGTGTTAATTCCAGACAGACCACCGTTAAAGAAGGTGCGCGATGGAACCATAAAATCACATTTGACGTGATACCACAGGAAGAATCTATACTTTCCATTTTAGACAAACTCTCCAACAAAAAGGTTGTGGTGGCTTTGGAGTCTACAGATTATCGTGTATTTATATACGGAAATACAGATCAACCTCTTACCTATACGTATAAAGAAATCAACAGTAAAAATCAAGAAGGAAATATCGGATATCAAATAAGTGTATCTGGTGCAACTACGGTGCGACCACTGATAAGAACAATTAATGAATTTGACGGTAATCCTTTCTTAGCAAGTGTGATTGCAGGCTATTTATAGTGTCCTTTTTTAGCCCTTTCAACAGGGGTAAAATTGTATCGTAGAAAATCTATAGATACAATTTTATGAGCAGCAATATTGCTAATTTACATAGTTTATTAAGCAGCAAATGGATGATAACAGATCAATTTGCCAATGCTCTTATACCTCAATTATTGAGTATTCTTAATAAAGGAGAACTTCCTGAAAAACAATCTTCTAGTTCAGGAATTATTTTCATGAATACTTCCATGGAATTTTTTGATGAGGAAGAATACAATACAGCTACTGAGGAAGAAGAAGAAAAGCAAGAAGTAGTTGCAATTCTACCAATTAAAGGTGCAATTACTAAGTATTCTCAATGGTGCGGACCAGCTGGTACTCGTGAAATGAAATCGAGAATGGAAAAATGGAAAGCCGACGACAATATCGTTGGTATTTTATTTGACATAGACAGCGGTGGCGGACAAGTATCGGGCACAGGAGAATTTGCCAGATATGTCAAAGACTATCCTAAACCAACATTGACTTACAGTGATGGTATGATTGCATCTGCAGCATATTACATTGCTTCTGCAACGGATGAAATTGTAATGAATAAGTATTCGGATGTTGTAGGTAGTAATGGTACAATGTGTAAATATCTTATCCTCGATGGATACTATAAAAAACTTGGTGCAGAAGTAATAGAAGCTTATGCAACAAAATCTACAAAGAAAAACAACACTAGTAGGGAAGCCAAAAAAGGGAATTTGAAACCTCTGATCAAAGAAGAGCTTGATCCTATTAATGAACAATATCTACAGGAAATTCAAGAGTACAGACCTCAAGTAAATAGCGAAGTGCTGAACGGTCAACATTATGTTGACATGAGTATAGCTCAAGACAAAGGTTTGATTGATGCAATTGGAGACAAAAAATATGCGATTGACAGAATTTTTGAACTCGCAGATACAAACAAATCACAAAATCATAATAATCAGAACATGGCAGAAGAACAAAACAATTTTGAACAACTAGCTGCCACATTAGGTTTGGAAGATGGTCTTAAGCTGTCAACAAAACTTTTTGGTGGCAAAAAAGGAGTTTTTCTTAACGAAGCACAGTTACAAGCTTTAGAAAGCAAACTTGCTGATCAAGAGGAAAACAAAGCAGAAGACACTTCATTAAACAATGAAGCTGAAAACAAAGTAACAGCTTTGGAAAATGCAGTCACGGATGCATTAAAAGTTGCCTCATTAGATGCAGCAGACTCTACAGAAGCATCTATCAAGTTACTTGGAGATACGGTTGCACAGTATGGATCGCAACCAGGAGAAACACCAACACAAACTGCATCAGATGGTGACAGATTCAATGATGAAGATGGAATCGTAAATTCTTCTGATGCTCATAATCAAATCTATAATAAAGTCTAAACATGAGTGTAAATATTGATCAAATACTAAACGAAACAAAGCGATTTGTTAAGGACAATCCAAAAGTTCTTAATGGCGCTATTATGTCCAAAGAAGTTGAGTTGAACAAGCATGCTAAACTTGTGGTTAAAATCAGAGGAGAGTATCCAACGGTAAACGCTGTTTTAGGACATGTTGTTCAAGGTTTTCAACCAAAATGGACAGAAATGGGGAATGTTCAATTCCGTGGAAAGGTAAGTAAAGATTACCATCAAAAGGTAAACTTTGGTTTTACTCCCGCAGAAGTACTTGGTTCTTGGATTGAACAGAAATATGATGAGGGCAAAGAAATTAAAGACAAATCAATTTCTCAGCATGTTTTGAAGACAATGCTTCCAGCAAAAATTATATCAGATGTAGATATCTTATCAATGAATGGAATTTTTGATCCAGTACGTGCATTTGCTGAAAACCCTGAATTTGGATACTCAATGGATGGTTTGAATACAATTGTGAAAAATAATGTAACAAACACAAACAATCCATACTTCAAGATTCCAATTGACACGGTAACTGATGATAACATTTTGGATGTTATCGAATCTTATGAAGAAGCAATTCCTTTGGATTACGTCAAGTTGATTGACAAAATTTTCATTTCTCATAGAAATTATTTGAGAGCTAAGAAAAAGCACAAAGAACTCAATGGAGGTAACACTGATTTCAAAGCTGATGGATTTGCAATGACTCCTCTATTAGAAAAAAAATTAGTTGTTCTTACTGGGTTAGATGACAATACCATTCTTTCATCCGTTTCTGGAAACTTGATCAGAATGGTTGACCTTATCCAAAATCCTGCAACAATTGTTGATGTTCAAAAGCAAGATTACAAGATCAAAATCTTTGGTGAGTTTACTCTAGGTTATGATTTTGCCGTAAACGAACTCACTATTGTAGGTTCTAACCATGCTTCAATAACTGAGAGAGGTCTTGGAAATTCAGAACTCAATGAGTTGTACTATCCACGTGAATATACTCAGATAACCGCTTAAGAGTAATCTATGGAAAATTATAATGTAATAGGGAAATCCACAGAAGAACTGCAAGTAAAAGCGAAAGAACTGGGGATTTCTGGATTTATGGAATTAGGCTATAAAGACCTGCAAAAAGCTATAACAGGTCATTATAGTGCAAAGGATAAAGAAAGTCAGCAAATACCACCAGAGGATAATAAAGCTGACTCAGAAAATCAAACCGAAAATACGGAAACAGATACTTCAGTAGAGGCACCTGTATTATTCTATACAGATAGTAATTCTACAAAATGGGTATTTAAAAAAGATACTCCAGATGCTTTTCGATTTAACGGTTTAGTTAGGACTAAACAAGAGTGGCTTCAAGATGAAGATGCTATGGAAATGTTAGTCTATGGAAGATCAACTTATGTTCAAAAATTAAAAAAATAATCTTATGTCAACAAATTGTTTTGATAACGTTCCATTAGAGGATTTGACAATGTGTGTCAATGAAGAATTGGTTGCTGGTACCTCAGAAACACAAGTTTTCGCAGCAGTGGCAGATCACATTGATGCCTTTCCAGCATTACCTGCATTGGGTGGTGATCCAACCACTACAACTTTGGAAAGTTTAGCCACAATAGCTGCAGATATCACTTTTGTTGCTACAAAAGGTTTCTTCAAACTACAGGCGCAAACTGAGACAGGGGAAGTTAAAGATGAACTTGTAGGTAACAAGGGTAATAAGAAAGTGAAGAGTATGTACGAATTCTTCCTTCCAAATACCTCAAAGCGAAATATTGGTTTTATTCGCCAGTATATGAATGTGCCTTTAATATTCATAGTTACTGAGAAAACAGGACGTATGCGACTTATTGGTAGCAAACTAAATCCTGTTTATATGGATGATACTTCTGGTACTACTGGTAAAGGACCAGAGGATGACAACGGGTGGCAAATATCTGTTTCAACCACATCAAGTAGTCCAGCGCCTGTTTACGAAGGTAATGTAGCAATGCACGCGTAATGAGTGAAGAGTTAAATAAAAAAATAATTGAAAGTATGACACCTCAAATGACGCATTTTGAGGTGATCGGGCATCCTAGGGTATACGTAACACCAAGATTAGGTATTGTGGATCTAAGGCTTGCGTTTCCAGAAGATAAAGCCCTTATATGTTATAAAGACATCAATTTTCCATATTTGAAACTAAAAGATGGTGCTGAAGAATTGTTTAAGAATGAAAAAGTAGACACAATCTTGAATTTAATTAATAAAGCGACTATCATTTCAGATATTGAGATTCTAGCAAAATCAAAACCCGAAAGTAAAAAGGTACAAGAACTGTTTCAAACACGTATTGCTGAATTGAAAAAAGCATAATTTATTATCCATCTTTATTTTTATTTTATTTCTAAAAGGCATGTTTTCAGTAGCATGCCTTTTTTAGTGATAACACTGACAGAATGAAGCTTTCTAGCTTAACTGTCCTTTTTTTAAAAACCTTCACTTTCCATTTTTGAACTATGGATATAGTTCAGTGGTTCAAAGATTCTAGAGATTACCAAACAGGTGTTCGTATTTATGCTATGCTTCCAAAAGCTAGCAAAAATATACTTACCCGTTTACAGCGTGGAGAGAATCCTAGAAATCGAGCTACTTTGTTATATGAGCTTAATAAGCTAAAAAAATCAGCTTTAAATGTTAGTATTCCCATTAATTCAGTTGAAAATATTCAATCGACTCAACCACCAATTCCTCCACCAGATCCAATAAAAAAATCTTTAACTCAGGATAATGGAAAAGTCACCATGGCAATGCTGCCTGATCCTATCCTTAGAAAACGATTCGTGCAAAAGAACCAGGCATTTTATAAGCGATGGGAATTAAAGCATCAACTTAATGGACTTGCGCCAAGGCAAGAAGCTGAAGCACTAGAGTTGATCACTGAAATAATGAGACTTACCAAGCTTATTGATCAGATTTGGACTGAAATAGATTACTACATGGCACATAAAAAGCTGCTTCCATCTAGTTCCAAAGACTATACTTTGCTATCTCCAATGGCGAAAGTTCGAGAGCGTCAACTTCTTTATTCCAGAAAGAGTAAGCGAGAGAAAACAGTTAATAATTACCTGTTAAAATTAAAATCTACAACAGATACAAAAGCGCGTGCTAACCTCCAGAGAAAAATATCCGAAAAGCAAAAGGTAATCACTCAAATGGATATAGATATAAAAAAATTAAATGAATTGATAAATGCCTCAGATAGTTAAGTTCAATAAAGATTCTTCGCTTCAGAAAATACGAGCTTCTTTTTTAGATGATACAATTGCGTTGAGTCCCAAGGAAGAAGATACGAAAAACAAATGTCGATACATTTTTACGTTGCGCCTAAAGAATAAGTACTCAAGGTCGCAAGCTATTGAGATGTTTGTAAAGGAGTACTCCACTGACAAGAAGAAGGTGAGTCTTGCAACTGCTTATCGTATTTATAATAAAGCGACGTTTATCTATGGAGAACTGGATGAAACTGATGCCCGTGCCGAGCGCATGATCCTTCGTGAACATTACTTTAATCTTTATCAATTAGCACTGAAAGACAAGGAAATTGAGCTTGCTAAAAAGATACTGGATAGCTACAAGGAATTATTTGATTTCAATGTCGATGAGACTGACATAGATCGTGGTAAGCTCAAAGCGCATGAATATGTTATTAAGGTACCTCGCGATGTGCGTAAGATTTTGAGAGATCAAATACTAAACAAGGGAGTAGTTGACTTTAATTCGTATCCAAACATAGAAGATGTTTATTTTAAGGAGGTGAATGATGGAGAAGAAGATAGTTAACCTAAATGCACCTCAATATTCAGTTGTAGAGGCACTGAATTTATTTATAAAATATATTTTTCTGGAATGGGCTCGTGGAACAGGGAAATCTACAATACTAGGATGGATTGTTAAAGAAGCTGCAATACAACTACCAAGGGCAACAGGGATATTGGTCGGACAAACATATATTCAAATGCTCTCTAGAACATTACCTTCTACCAAGGAAGGTTTAGAGATGTTCGGCTATTATGAAGGTATTGATTATGTTGTCGGTAAATGTGGAAAGAAACTAGGCTTTGAGATGCCTTATCAAAGTCCATCCAAGTGGGATAATGTCATCCATTTTCGCAATGGCTTTATTTTAGTGTTGGTTTCTTTAGATAATCCTAACAGCGGTCGTGGATTGAACTCATATATAGTTATAGGGGATGAGGCAGCTTTACTAGATCCGGAACGACTGTTTAACAATGTGCAGACTACCAACAGGGCAAAAAAAGTGTGGTTTGAAAAGTCACCACTTCTCAATGCTGAAATATTCGCCTCTTCCACTCCAATGACAAAAAAAGGAAAGTGGTTCACCTCCTATGATAAACTTATACAAGATGCCAGAAACGGTATATCAAACAAAATTAAAAATCCAAATGAGTGGTTCTTCTCCAAAGCAAACGCATTTTCTAATGCTCATAACTTAACAAGAGGATGGTTCGATCGAATGAAGGTCAATGCACCAAGCCTTACGCATTACAATGCGGAAATATTAAACATACGACCAAAGTTTGTACTAGAGAGCTTCTATCCATCGCTAGATCCAGCAGTACATTATTACGAGAACTTTAATAATACCTATTTAGAATCATTGGGAGTCAATGCCAGTAAGAGTTCATTCAACTGTTTACAAGACTCTGATTTAAAGAAAAACAAACCTCTCATTGTGGAATTAGACTGGGGAGTATTCAACTCGATGGTGATCTCACAGGACGATGGAGAGGAGTGGAAGTTCTTGAAATCATTGTGGGTAAAGAATCCAAAGATTATAGACGACCTTATTGATGAACAGTTTGCTCCTTATTACTCTTCTCATGGAAAGAAAGTAATACACCTGTATTACGATCGTAATGGTAACAATCGTCAAGCCAACAGTAGTATAACACTAGCACAACAAGCCATCGCTGCATTCAAGCGTAACGGGTGGAAGGTGATAGTTAAGACTCCTCCCACACTAGATCCACCACACAATGAGAAGTTCATCGTAGTTAACTTCCTTTTAAAGTTTGGTGGTACAAGGGGACTCCCTAAGATGAGAATCAATATGCACAATGCGTATGATCTTACCGTATCGTTGGAGGATGCTCCAGCTAAAGAAGGTAACAACGGGATTCAAAAGGATAAGAGTTCCGAGCGATCAAAGACCACACCACAGGAGCATGCCACCCACCTGTCTGATGCGTTCGACCTTGCACCTTACTGGCGATACAAGGATAAGGTGATGAAGCTCATTACTAACAAACAAGATCGTTGGTCTATTCCACTCTTCGGTGGAAGAAAATGACTTCTGACAACCCAAAATTCATATATCGGGCAATTTCAATAAAGGAAAGTGAAGAAATCCGTTAGGCTACGGCGGGGTGATCGTGCAGACTTTGAGAAAGTTAAAAGAATTTTTAAACTCAAAACATTGTAAATCAGAATTTTATATTTTAAAAAATGAGAAAGCCAATTGCAAAAACGCTCAAAGTTAGGTGTCCTTTTTTTTTGGTTAGTAGAAATTGACCTTCGTAGTATGGAAAATTCAATATTTCTCAATTCTGTTTTAGAGAAAATGCGCGAAACTGATGCCAATGGTAATCTGGTTGCATTTGACATTGAATGGCGCACATGGAATGAGCGTAATAAAATGGGCGGAAAACTTATGGTTTCCAAGCAAGCAAAGCTTTGTATGGTAACAGATAAGAAAAAAAATATTGTTGATGTACTTCGCACTGAAACAAGTGAACTGCCACGCAATAGAAGAAATCCGAATCATTACAAAAACAGAACACGAAATATTGATCGCTGTGATGGATCACATCCGGTAAAAATTCACATTGATTTAATAACCAAATTTAACGGCATGCAAGTCGTGTATTAATATGGCAGGTGTTACAAGTACAAAAGGAGTTTATTTTGGTAGAAGTTCAGTTATTTTCTCTGGCAAAACTTCTGCTCCTGTCGCACCAACGACAGTAAAAGTTAAAGAAGAATCGGGAAAGTTTGAAAAAGGAAAGATTGCTCCTTGGGGAAGCGACAACCGATATCCACAAAAATTCTTAGATCAATTAAAACTTAATGGCGCGGCTTCAGGAGGTTTGTCTTTATTGAAAGCAATCCACTACGGAAACGGAGTAACCTTTTTCAAGAATGAAAAAGATGAAAACGGAAAGCGCACCAAACAAGTCCAATTCTTAGAGGACTATGAAGAAATATTTTCGTTTTGGAAGCGTAACAAAATGCCTAAGTTTTTCACTTCCACTATATCAGATTTGGAAACTTTCAGTATGGCGTTTCCTGAGTACATTATTAGTAAGGACTTTCAAAAAATAACGCATGTTCGTCGCAAAAAAACAGCGTGGTGTCGGCGAGAACTCATAAATCCTAGTACGGGTATTTCCGAGCAAGTGTATTTGAACGCTAATTGGGAAGGCACTGAGACCAATAACGAATATACATCTAAGATCCATTGCATGGATCCTTTCTGGACTGCGGATGAAATAAGAGAATATTGCAAGAAAAAACGAATCTACAAGTTTGTCATTCCTACACATTATACGATGACAGATGAGACGTATTATAATAAGACCAGCTGGCACGCAGTCTATCACAACGGCTGGATGGAAGTGTCGAATTCCATACCAAAGTATAAGAAATATCTTTTTGAAAATCAGATCAACATCAAATATGTGGTGTATATCTCTGACCAATATTTTGCTGACGAATATGGCGATGATTGGGAAGAGTACGATGTAGCTAAAAAGAAAAAGATAAAAGAAGAATTAATCACGGCTATTGATGAACATTTATCAGGCAATGAATCTGCAGGAAGGACTTTGTTTTCTAAGAAAATCAGAGATGCCAATGGAGATTTTATCAAAGCCATTGAAATAGAACCAATCGATAATTTATTAAAGGATGGTTCTTTCCTACCGGATGCCTCGGCAGCTAACTCTGAAATCAATTATTCGCAAGGCGTGGATTCCACACTTGTTGGATCAGGTACACCAGGAGGAAACATGGGAGCAGGTTCGGGAAGTGATAAACGCATCGCTTTTGTAATTCTTTCTGCACTTTTTAAGACAAAGCGCGAAACTACACTGGAAATATGGGAGTTCTTAAAAGAATTCAACGGATGGGATGAGGCACTACAAGCCACTTTTGAAAATATGGTATTAACGACGTTGGATAAAAATCCGACTGGTCAAACAAACGGAATCTAATGGCTTTTTTAATCAATTCAACAGAAGAAATTCAAAATCATGTAACAGTTTTATCCTCGTTTGACTTTGACAGGGCAAAGCCTTACATAAGAAAAGCAGAGCGTAACTACATTATTCCACTTATAAGTGAAGAAGAATATCAATACTTTATCGATAATCAAAGTGACGATTTATCTTCTAAAAAGAAAGTCCGTGAGCTGATAGAAGAAGCCACGGTTAATTTAGCTTTTCACTTAGGGTTCTCAGTATTGAAAGTACATATTGGTAACTATGGTATTACCGATACAGATGTTGATGAAGCCAAACAGAGTAGTTGGGCAGACAAACGAGATTTACAACGAACTTTCATTCGTGATGGAAATAAGGCATTGGATGATGCTTTAAAGACAATGGAAAAGTACTTTGATGAATTTCCGCATTGGAGAGCATCAAATAGTTTCACTGTGTTAAACGAACATTTTAATCGTCATACTGATGATTTCCAACTGTGGTTTAACATTCATAACAGTCGCCAAACATTCTTGGCACTGCGCCCAACCATACGAGAGGTACATGAAAAGTACTTCTTACCACTTTTAGGTGTTGCCACAATCAATCTTATCAAAACCAGAACTACCAATACGGTAATTACTCGCGCTTTGGAATTATGCCAAAAGGCAGAAGCAGCTCACACGATCGCTGAGATCGCAAAAACAGGAACTTTTGAAGTTACGGAAACAGGTTTTTTACTCAGATGGGAAACCTTGCCATGGGAGAAAGCATACAAGGATGTTGATTTGAAGAAACTCGATCGTCTTTCCAAGTCAAAAGAAGCTGCTGGAGAAGAATATTTAAAAAAGCTTAAAAAGCTAATTGAAGATAATATTACGCTGTTTCCTGATTATACAATTCAGACGAAAACTTCAGGAATTCAGATCATAAAAACCAAATCAGGTCTCGCTATTTAGCTGTCCTTTTTTTTACATAGTCTGTAAAATAATTTTGAATTATGAGTTTAGATCCAATAGATTATCCGACAAAAGTTAATTTAAACATTGTAGTTGATCAGCAAAGACAAGCTACAGCAGAAGACTTCAATCAGATAAAACTAAAGTATAATACTTTATTGTCAGATTATAAGATTCAGAAAGGAGTTAATTTAGCCAATGAAAAAGAGATTGAAATTCAATCTTTATCGAGTAATGGTAAAGTGAATGCAATTGTAAAAGATGGAGGTCAAATTAAAATCCATCGACACTTAGGAGCTGATAATTGGCTAGAAATTACACTAGGCAATTCGGGTTCTTTTGATACAGATGTCTTATCTGCGTACAAAGTAGTAAGTCAACGAGTATACAAAATGTTTGGTTATATATTAGCGAATGATGCTTCTCAATCAGGTACATGGCAGTCATGGACATCCAATTCTGCTACACAATATGTAGGTCATAAGTCTCTAAGAAGTTTTAATCCTGGTGATCAACTTTCTTTTACTAAAACTTTCGGAGGAAATCTCAGTTTAGTTTATGTAGCCGACACAGATGGAGGAATGGTTGAAATATCAATCAATGGTGAAACACCAATAATTGTTGATACATATTCAGAAACATCCAATTTATATAATCAAAAACAGAATATATATACTGATTTACCTTATGGAACGCATACAGTAACTATTACTGTTTTGTCTGATAGTAATTCGAATAGCTCAGGAACTCAGGTTTGGTTCAATGCGCTAGAAGTATCAGGAGATATATTCTTAGATGACCCATTAGTTTATCCTAAAAAGTGGGAATCGGGAACTGCATATTTACAGTTTGATGAAGTTATTGGACAGGATGGAAATATATACATAGCCCAACAAGATGGAACTTCAGGAAATACAATTCCTGCTCATAGTTCTGGTTCAGTTAGTGATGGTGTAATTGATTGGCTATATTCTTCTGCATCCTCATTTGTTTCAGAAAGTTTTCGTATACAGGCTATTGGTAGCGAGTTAGAGTATGCTTATGAGGTAGTCCCTTTGGATGAAGACATAGTTGAGGATATAGGAGGCAATCTTCATGGAAATGAGTACATAGATACTATGTCATATTATGTAGATGGAAAAAAAATAGAATTGGTAGAAGGAGTATACTATAAAGGTAAATCGATAACAGTCGAGCAAAACCTAGTTCAATTCTATGGTGATTATCAAAATAGGTTAGAAATAGCTAATGTTAAGCAGATACACGCTTTTTCCCTTGAATGTATGAGCGTTAGATATTCAATTGATCTCATTTATCAATGTAATATCGGTTACTACTATACCGCAATGTTTCCATTTTTAGCATACGATGGGGCAAATCAAAGAATCCAATTTAAGGAGTTATCTTCTCCTCAAGCATCCGTTAAATTATTAGATTATGATGGAGTCTCAGGAAATCCTATACTTGGAAAAGAAAAAGATTTTATTGCGTATGCAGTAGGAAATGCTTTTGTGCCACGAGGCTCTGGTGGAGTCCCTTCAACTGAACCAGCAAAAGAGAAAGTAACAATCGCTTTAAGAGTGAATAGTGAAACTATGGATAACTACACTGAAAGTGAAATGAATTGTGGTTTAGCAGTCAATACTAACGGTAATAGCTTTACAGGGTACTCTTCAATTTTATCTAAGATTTACTTTCAACGTATACGATCTGGTCAATCTGTTGTTTTTCAACCAGGAGATAAGCTACAAGGATTTAACAAATACTATATAAAAATCCATAAATAATGAATAAAATATTTTTGAAAAATGACATTACTAATATCATACATAACTAATACAACGATTGGTAAATGGTTGTATGGTCTAGTCTTTACAGTTTCAACCTACGACCTAGTAAAACAATCTACTATGAATGAAACATCTTTTTTTGAGGAGCTTTTAAAAAATGTTCCTGCGCAAGTAGTATATGTATTAGGAATAATTTATGGAATTGCAATTGTCTTGACTAAAATTTCCGATTTATGGAAAAGGCACGAATTAAATAAGCTTCAAGTAAAAAAAGAAAGAGAACATCTCGAACAAGAAGAGATTAATACCGAAATCCAACGAAAAGAAATTCAAAAATGAAAAAGGTAGTACTACAACGTCTATGGCAAGATAAGAACCAAGCTACAGGAGTACTAACTGTTGTAGATAGTATAGGACAACCAATTTTTATTTGCTTGTGTATTGAAAGAGGAGATCGTAACAATAAACGAAACGTCAGCAATGTTCCTGCGGGAATATATCCTTTAGTCCTAGAATACTCTCCTAGATTTAAACGTGATCTTTTTGAATTAAAAGAAGTACCAAATAGGAGTGAGTGCAAAATACACGCATCAAATTTTTGGACACAACTAAATGGATGCATTGCACCAGGACTAAAGTTGAAAGATATGAACCGTGATGGATACTATGATGTCACTAACAGTAAAAATTCACTTGAAGAATTCCATACTGCTTTAAATGGAATTAAGAAGACAACTATTCAAATAATAGATCCAGCAAAATGAAATTAGCTTTAAAAATCATTCTACTTTCTATTTTAGTTTATTCTTGTTCGGTCAAAAAAGACTCAGCAAAGAAAAAAATCAAATCAGTTGAAGCAAAAGATGTGAATACTGAAATAGTGAGAAGCATTCAGGAAAAAAGGAAAGGAGGTAAAATCACCACTGAAATCATTCCAGTTGAAAAACGTGAACGCGATGAGAATGGAGAACTTAAAGAATTGATCGAAACCATAAAAGATGGTGGTTTAACAAAAACAGTCATTTACCGTCCTGATGGAAAAGTCGATGTTGAATGTACAGCAGATGAAATTTATCGTTTGATTAAAGAAAAAATCAAACAACAGGATAATTCCATTGTCAAAGAAGAAGTCAAAGAAAAACAAAAGCAAAAAGAAGAAAAGTTTAATCCTGCTCCATTCATTTTTGGATTAATTGGTTTAGCAATTATTCTATTGGTTGGATTTTTCATAATGAGGCGTGTTATAGAGAAATCCTTAGTAAAAAAGCTCAACAGCTAATGCGCTTAAACTTCGACATACCAACCTCATGGAATGAACTTACTAATTGGCAATTGAAGCGAATTGCAAGTATTTTTTTTTCGGATAAGGATACTAAAAAAGTCACTTTCCTTTTGGTAGTATATTTATTCATGCCTCGTTTATCATTGTGGAATATACTGAAACTATTCTTTTTGTTCATGCAAGTTCCATATTCGGCTTTAAAAGAGTACACTAAATTTCTTTATGAAGAAAACGATCTGACTCGGTTTCCAAAAAAACTACGTTCTCGTTTTTCTTATCTACATGGTCCTGCAGATAGACTTTCAAATGTTACAATTGAAGAGTATGCCTATGCTGATTTATTTTATTACAATTGGGCGAAGACAAAGTCAACTACTGATTTAGACCGATTGGTTTCAGTCTTGTACAGACCGAAAGCAAATGAAACAGAAGAATTGACAGATTTAAGACAAGCTTTCGATAAGGATAAACTCAGGTTTCATGCCAAATCAGTCGAACGTTTATCAACGCTAACCAAGATTACAATCATGATGGCATTTCAAGGTTGTCGTGACAATATAATCAAACGATACACAAACGTCTATAAAAAAGGAAAATCAAAATCAGGATACGCGCCATTTACAAAAATTATTGCTTCTATGGCCAGAGGCGAAAGTCAACCTTTTGGAGATTATTACAAAACCAAACAAGCGAATGTCTTTGACTTCATGGAAATGCTTGATGAAGAGATCAAAGAACAACGGCTAAAACTTAAAAAGACAAAAAAGAAATGAGAAATATAACATACGAGATTCTTATGGACTATTTTAAGGACTTGGCTAAAAACCATGCCGATATTAATAGCTTTGTTGGCTATTCATCGCTTGATTTCCAAACACAAATAAATACTGTCAAAGGATTAGATGATTTTATTTTAGTACTCTACAATTATGAAGCTAAGTTAGAAGGTAATAATCAACGTACTATTTCACAGCGATCGATAAGTTTTGCAATCTTAAAAAAAGTGAAAGAACTTCATGATTTTAATGCTCAATACAAAGCAATCGCAGAGTGTGAAGTGATTGGTTTAGAAGTTTTATCAAGAGTAAATTATGATAGTAAGCTAGATGAAGTGAAATGGTTGTATAATAATTTTGTAAAAGAAAGTGTTAATTTCAAAGAAGTCGGTCTGAAAACAGAAAGTGGTTTATTCGGGATGGAATTTTTCTTCGATATAAAAACGCCAGAACCACTTACAATCCTTGCAGAAAAATGGGATGATATAGAATCAGTATGTTAGGTTTTTAATTACGGTAAAACCGTAATTATTATACGTTTTTTATTCATATATTTCACATGTAGAATAAAAAATTTCCCTTAACATGCCTGATATAATAGATTACAAAACGGAAGTGAAGCGACTTATACAAGAAAACTATGAGCCTGCTGATATGTTGACAAAAGAAGTCGAGAAAACTACAAAAGATTTAGTGGAAGGATTTAGTAATATTATGTCTTCCAAACAAGTAGATGAACACGTAGTATATGAAGCTTTAATTGAACTCGGTTATACACCAAAAGAAAAAGAACCTTTATCTTTTAGTTGGTTTTTCAAAAGGAAATAACTTATAAATATTCCCATGAACCGTTATCAACATATATCATTTCATTATCTAAAGTCATAATAATATCCTTCTCTTTTCTCCTTTTTCCTAAAATTATAGCACCATAAGTTCTTTTAAAGTTTTTGTTTGGTGGTTCTGATTCTACATGCACAGGAAAATTACTTTCAAAATGCTTTTTTATAGAACTAAAATGTTTTATATATGAAAGAGGTAGATTCAATTCAAAATTAGTAAAATTGGAATCCATCCATATTTTAATCTGCCTTTCTATTTCCTTTACTGTGTAATCATTTTTTTGCATAAATAAAATTAAGCAAATTCTTTTAATCTAATTCCAAACTTCCTTGTCCTTTTTTTTAGGATAAGCTTCGCGCATCTTGCCATAAATTTCAGTTACATGGCAGGTGATACTACGAATTTAGAGAAACAGGCTGGACAGGCAGCAGCCAGAAATCTTGGGAGAGTTGTTCGAAAAACACTCAAACAGCACTTTTCTAAAGACACTGGTCGTATGTTCCGAACTAATGCAACTGCAAAGATGCGACACGGTAGTTTGGATAGAATAGAAATCAGATCTCCTTACTACTCATTTATCCAGCATTACGGTTTTTCTCGAAGCTACAAAAGTGGAAAAACACATCAATCATCTGGTACCGATCATTTCAATGAAGCACTCAACAATACTTCAATTATTGAAGAACTAGCTGATAAAATTGCCGCAATCCGAATTGATAATGTAACATCAATAATCAAGTTCTAATGGCTAAGAAAAATGTAAATAGACGCTTATTTATCTACATCAATGGAAAGCAGGTAAAAAACACCTTAAATGGTGTTCGTCAGCAAATGCGTAAAGTTCAAGGTCAACTTGGAAACATAACAAGAGGAACTGATGAGTATAAAAAGAAGTCAGAGGAGCTAAGACAAATCACAAAGGTGTACAATGAAATGAGGCAGGAAATAAAAGGTATTCCTTCTTTGTTGAAAAAAATCAAAACCGAACTTGGTTCAGTAGGAACCATTTTACTTGGTATTTTCTCAGTCAATGCTATCACTTCCTATTTCTCTACTTTAAAAGAAAAAGTAAATGTTCTTAGAGATTTAAAAAACATTATTTCTCAAATTACACAGCTTCAAGGGCAAGAGTTGGAAATGGTCACAGCACGAGTACAAGCTTTGGCAGATGGATTTGACGAGGACACACAAAAAATGACAGAGGCGGCAAATAATCTGTCTAAGCAAATGAGCATTGACTTCACACAAGCTTTAGACCTTATTGAACAAGGATATTACGATGGAGCCAATGCCAATGGTGAATTTTTAGATAAGGTGAGAGAATATCCTGCCTTATTAAAAGAGGCAGGTTTATCTTCAGAGCAATCCATTAAGCTGATGTCCGAAGAAGTCAAAAAAGGAATTTACTCGGATAAAGGTGTGGATGCTATCAAAGAGGCAAATATCCGTATCAGAGAAATGACGCCTGCTACTAAACAAGCCATTGACGCAATAGGACTGAGTTCAAAAAGTATTGAAGAAGATCTAAAATCTGGAAGAAAAACAATTTTTGAAGTCATACAATCGGTTTCACAACAAATGGCAGTACTTCCGCCACAAAGTCAATTAGTGGGGCAGGCAATTGCAGATATTTTTGGTGGTCCTGGAGAAGATGCAGGTGTTGAATATCTAACTTCATTACACGAAATCGATTTGTCATTAAATGACTTGTCAAAAAAGACCGATGAGTATACCAAGGCAAAACAACTTGAAATAAAAGCAAATGAAAGCTTAAATAATATTTGGGTACAACTTACCACAACTGGCGGAAAACTAAACGTTTTGTGGCAGCAATTAAAGCTTCAAGTTGCAAATGTTATTAGTTTTTTTGCGAGACTAATTGGTGTCACTGATGATGCTGATGGTTCAATTGATGGATTACGACAAAAAGTGATCTTCATGAGTAAAGTTTTGTTGGTAGGTGTTACAGCATTTTTCTCGTACAATGCAGCACTTAAAGTCATGTCATTTTTGTCAAAAGTTGCCGCAGGAAATTCAATTCTTCATACAGCAGCAGTTAGGGCTAATGCGTTAGGAGCAAAAGCGGCAAAAGCGGCAACCTTGGCATATATAATTGTAATCAACCTTTTATCAGGAAACTTAAAAAAGGCAACTGTAGCAATGCGTGTGTTTAATATGGTTACCAAAATGAATCCAATTGGTTTATTGATTGGTGCCGTGATGGGATTAATTGCAGCGTATCAGTTATTTTCAAAAGACACATCCGAAGCGGCGAGAAAGCAAGAAGCTCTTAACAATGTAAAGAAGAAAGCGGCATCATTATTTGCAGAAGAAGAATCAAAATTAAAAAAGCTGCTAATAGTCGCTCAAAATGAGGCATTAAGTAAAGAGCGAAGACAAAAAGCAATTGAAGAACTAAATAAACTATCCCCTAAATTATTAGGGAATCTCACCCTTGAGAATATCAATACTGTTGAAGGTGCCAAGGCAATAGAGATGTATGTCCGCGCCATGAAGCAACGTATTAAACTCAAAGCTCTTGAATTTTTGATTGAAGAAAATATCAAGAAGCAGCGAGAAACTGAAGCCAAAGACATTAAGGAATTTAAAAGTTGGTATGAATCTATGAATTCTGCCCGAAAAGATAAGGCACAAGAACTTCAACATTTAGTAGACCAGGAGAAAGTATATACGGAACAGTATGCTGAAGAAATGCAGAAGCAAGCTGATTTAGATGCGGAGTATTCTAAAAAGTACAATTCTGATTTGAAAATCAGAGAAATGCTGTTGAAATCTGCACGCTTATTACGTATCAAAAATCTTGAAAAACTTAACAATGAACAGTTAAGACTTGAAATACAAAAGGCAACCGAAAGGAACAATAAGCTAGCTGCTTCCAACAAAAAAGCCGCAGAAGATCGTGCCAGAAGAGAAAAGGCAGAACAGGATCGTATTGCCAAACAAAAGAAAGAAGCTTTTGAAAGAGCTCTCAAAGAACTCAATGATATTGAACTAAAACTGCAAAGAGAAAAAGAGCTTAATGCAAAGCAAGGCTTAGAAAGAGAGTTACTACAAATTGATTTTAAATACAAATCGCTCTTAGAAAAATTTAAAGGGCATGAGGATAAAATCAAAGAAGTGGAGCGTGTTCGCGATGAGGAAAAAGAAATGCTTCGCGAACAGCGCCGATTAGCATCGGAAGCACGTGCCAAGGAAATTGAGGAACAGAATAGAATTGCTAAGGAAGAACAGCGCTTATTGCTAGAAGCAGAAGAAATTGAAAATGAAATTGCTAGAGCAGATCGATTACTGGAAATTACCAGAGACATTGCTTTACAAGAGTTAGATATTGAAAGGCAAAAAGCCTTAGAAAAGCTACGAATTGCAGGTGCGTCTGAAGCAGAGATTGCAGCTGTTAAAGAACGTTTTTCCATTCAAGAGAAAAAAATAAATGATCAGTTTCAAAAAGGAAAAGATGAAAATGATAAAAAATCAAAAGAGCGAGAGAAAAAAATATTAAATGACAAACTCAACGCTTATAAAAATATGTTCGGCGGTATCAGTCAGTTACTTGGAGAACATACTGCTGCTGGAAAAGCTGCCGCAATAGCTCAAGCTACAATTAATACTTGGCAAGGAGTTACAGAGGTATGGAAAGCTCCTGCTGTATTACCAGAGCCATTTAATACTGCGAGTAAAGTAGTTGCCACAGGAACTACCATCGCAAGTGGATTAAAAGCTGTTGGTGTTATAAAGAAAACGAGCACAAGCGGATATAAAGATGGTGGTTTTACAGAAAGTCTTGGATTTAAAGATCATACAGGAGAAGATGTTGCTGGAGTAGTACATGCGGACGAGTATGTAATTCCAAAGTTTGTAATGAATTCCACTGATCCAGCAATTCCACAAGTAATTAATTATCTTGAGAATAAACGACTGGAAAAGGTAGGATTTAATAATGGTGGACATACGTCCACACCAACTCCTGAATTTGAATCGGAAACAACTACTCAACTCGATGAAACATACAATCCACTTTTATTTCAAATCACACGTTTGAATGACATTTTAGAAAGTGGACTTGTTGCGAATGCATTTATTGGTGATGATGAAATTGATCGTTATCAAGAGAGAGAGCAAAAGTTAAATAGATCTAGAGAAAATTCTAAAATTCAGTAAATATGCCAATTACTCCATCTTCAATAAATTTTCAATATGAATTAGGAGGAAATATTCCACCTGTTAGGATCGTCAATTATTCCCATAATGGTATTGGTACAGTTGTAACCGATAAACCATCTTGGATTACATTAACGGGGCTTACGGCTACAACTGCATACATAAAATTACATTCTAGTGCCAGTAACCTGTCTGTGGGAACACATACTGGACAAATTGATTTTTCAGCAGTATACCAAGATGATTACTATCAGCCAGATGGTACATTGGCAACATTTAACGTACCTCTTGGTGTAGTGAATGTGACTGTAGTTGTTACCGAAGTTTTTTTATTATCATTGACACCTGATTCAGTAACTTTCAATTATGAATTAGGAGGCGCAACACCTGCGGATCAAACAATCAATGTGTCTTCGGAAAATTCATGGACTGTCACCGAATCTACTACGTGGCTTTCTACTTCTGCTACATCAGGAAGTAATAATGGTTCTTTTCAAATATCAGTAACTCCTAATGGATTGAGCATTGGAACTCATACAGCGATTGTTACGGTAGATGATGGAATCGTCCAAGAAGTAACAGTTACATTAGTTGTTTCTGAACCTGCCACAGGTAGTGACTATTTATATGTGAATCCTTTAGTACTCGAATTCGGATACACACAGTCTGGAGTGCTTCCACCTTTAAAACCTGTTGAAATTAACGCTTCAGAAAATTGGACAGTGACAGCAAATCAAAGTTGGATAAATTTAACTGCCACTACAGGTTCCGCTGGAGTATCTGTATTAGAAATAGGAATTCATAATGCAATTGGATTATCTATTGGAGATCATTCTGCAATTGTTACAATCCAAGCAGGATCTATTGTAAAGATTATATCGGTTACTTTATCGGTGTACGCATTTGCCGAGATACTATTAGATTCAAATGAGTTATACTTTACGGAAGAAAATAACATGATTGTTGTTTCCTCTGGACGAATAGATACTCATTTATCAATAAATGCAACAACGATTTATGAAGGAGAACAATTTGATGTACCTTATAAAAATCCATTTTTTCAAGGGCAAGCTAAAAAAAGATTAGGCTTAGAAGCGAGAAAAATAATAGGAGATCGACCGTTTTCTGGAGTAAGTAATGCTTTAGTTTATATTCCATACTTTCCTGTGGATTTGAACCTACAAATTAGAGAAGAGGAATTATATCAAGATGTAATAGCTCAAGAAATTACATTGAATAATATCTCATTTATAAAGGGAAAGATACCTATTAACAATTGGATGAGTGATTCTCCTAGAAAGCTATTTTTAACTAAGAATGGATTAGTTTACTTTAGTTTTAGATCTGATGGGATTACACCTGCTAATTTATTGACGATTACAGGAGCTATTCAAGCTACATATACTTTTAATAATGAAGTAAGTCATTTCTATTCTGTCATTTTCTCATTAGCAGAATTAGACTTAAATATTGGTGATCAAATCCGATTACAAGTTCTAGATTTCTTTATTGATGTTCAAATTAAGCCTGACGGAAAAGACCATTGTTCTATTTTCTGGGAAAACCAATGGGGTTGTTGGGATGCTTTTGAGGCAACTGGCGAAGTAAAAATTGAGGATAAGTTTAAATCTGAATCTTTTAGTTTTAGAAAGAACCATTTAGAGAAAGAAACTAAAGTCTTACAAATTGAATCAACTGAGGTCTTAAAAATAAATACTGGTTGGGTGTATTCGGATCCAGAAGTAAACACTGTGAGAAAACTGCTAAAATCAAGAAATGTATACATTCATTATAAAAATCAATTTTTCAAATTAAGAAATACCACAAAAAAACTTGAAGTCCACAAAACAGATAAATTCCTAAAATCATACAATTTAACCTTTGAAAATGTAATAATCACATGATAACTTTTTATGCAGATGCAGGTTTTGTATTAGACCTTACAGATACTAAAATTACATTGGTAGAAGAGAATCCTTTATTCTATAATTACTTCATCCGAAATTACACCTGGCCATTTAGGAAAAAAATTGATGATGAAACATCAAAAAAATTAGGTTTTATTGATCTTGATAACGTTGGAGATTATGAAGTAAAGTTTTACGGTAAATTATTGATCGATGACACTTTTGATGAAGCATTTTTATTGATCACTGATATCGTAGACAAAGTTATTGAAGGTAGTATTTATTACGGAAGAGAAACCTTGGCATTATTAGACAAGCCTTTAAATGAACTACCATTTCCAGTTGTCAATACCGATAATCTTCGAATTCATGCACGTTCTGTTATTGACTTGCAGTATCCAGAGGTAGGATACAATTTCCCTATGATTATTGATCAGAAGTTTTCGGAAACTTCCAAATATGAAAAGTTTGAAGGATTCATTAACAACTACAGAGATGGAAACTTTGTAAATAACACTATTGAAGCGGAAAACATAGACGGGCAAGTAACGCCAGTAGTTTACAACAGAAACTTAATGGTGCCTTTTCCGTATCTGATGGAAATATTAAGGGTTGGTTTTGCGAGTGAAAATATGGTAATGTTAGGTTCATTTGTAAGTGATCAAGTAAATGAGAAGTTAATGGTGTTTACAGAGAAATATTTAGAAAAGTTTCAGTCATCTTTACCAGACTTTTTTCAATTTACTACAACAACTGAAATTTGGGATGCGGGAATTATTTCTGCTTCCTATAGCAGGAACTATGCAATTAGTTTAACAGGATCTTACAAAATAAAGATTCTTATCAATATTCCTGTCCAAATTCAAGTTCATGAATTTAAAGTACTCTTCAACTTAGAAGAGATTTATAGTTCCGACTCTAATGTAATAAACGAAGAACTAACTCTCAACGTTGAAAATGATACTGATTTAGGAACTTTGAGATTCTCATTGGATTTGAGAATGGCTTCGTCCAATTCTTCAAATTCTATTGGTGATATCTCCGCTTTTAATAGTTTCAATTTTCAATTTTCAGATGGTCAACTCAATATATTTCCGAATAACTTTTCTTTGGCAGAAATTATGCCTGATATGACTTTTGGAGCTTTTCTCAACAAAATAAAAAACTGGCTAAATTTAGAAGTGTTGTATCATAAGAATACAGTGATTATTAATTACATAGAATCAAAATTTTTGAATACAAACTTTAAAGATGAATCTCATTTAGAAATTGAAATTCCAAAAAGGAAACCCAATCATTCAAAATTATTCAAACTAACAACTGGAAATGGATCCTTATTTATTTCTAAAAATGGATTAGAAAACAATTCGTTAGGATATAGAGAAGAGGATATTATAAAAATTGATATGGGGCTAGAATTAATGCCTATCGAAAGTTTTCAAGATGTATTTACTGCTGTTAAGAAAGAATCAGGCGAGGCATTCAAATTATTTTTATACGATGGATTGCAAAACGATCTGCCTGTTAGTGTTTCCAGTATTTTTGATCGAAACTATTTAATTGAAGAAGTGCATAATAGATTCTGGAAGCAATGGCTTTTATTCAGATTGAATTCAGAATTGTACACAGATAAATTCCCATTACATATTTCTGAACCTTTAAAAATTAGTGAAGGAAGTTTCAAATACAATAAAAAACATATTTTCAAAAAAATAAAAAAACGTCGAAAATCAGAAGAAGAATGGGATGTCGAAGTAGAAAGAGAGTCCTTTTCTTAAAAATAGACATGTACTTTTTATGTACTTTAAATCATTAATAAAATTATAAAACATTTATAATCAACATATTGTAAATTATAATTTAATGCCTTACAAGCAGGGGGTCACTGGTTCGAATCCAGTATTACCCACATACACGAAACCTCACTATTAGTG